CATTTCTATCCAACTGTTGGCCCTGACTACTTTCAAGAGCTGACGGCTGAGCGTCAGGTGTTGCGTTACCGGAATGGATTCCCTGAACGAGTGTGGGTGAAGAAGAGTCAGAGTCCAAACGAGGCGTTGGATGAGATGGTCTATGCATATGCTGCATTGCACCGGATGTATCAGAAGTTTGATCGCCGAAGCATTTGGGATCAGTTTGAGCGGCGTAATGAGCCTAATAAGCCGTCTCAGCTAGGATCAAAGCAACAAAAACGGCCTAAAAGCCGTAATTTCGTCCAAAGCTGGTAGGCCCCGTGAACATCCCAAGCGAGATCCGGGCTGGTGACACCGTCAAGTGGAGAGATGATCCCACAACGGATGTTTTCGGCAATGAGGTTAAAAGTGACGAATGGACGCTCAAGTATTACTTGAGGTTCAACAAAGGGAGCGAGGCTCACACCTCAACCGGCAGTGCGTTCGGTACTGGTTGGGAGTTCACGATTTCAGCTACTGATAGCGCTGATTTTGACTCTGGAACTTGGTATTGGCAGGCAGTCGCCACCAAAGCAGCTGAGACTTTGACATTGGGCTACGGCAGCCTGACTGTTGAGGACAATCTTGCGTATACAAGCGGTCCTGGCGCTTACGACGGTCGCAGCCAGGTCAAACAAGATCTTGAAGCGATACAGCTTGCGATACGCACTCTTGTTCAAGGTGGTGCAGTACAGGAATACAAGATTGGCAATCGGAACCTAAAGCGATATGACTTGGCTGATTTAATTCAGCTCGAAGCGCGATATAAGGCCGAGGTAAAGCGTGAAGAGCAAGCCGAGATGATGGCCAATGGCCTTGGTAATCCCCGCAACATGTTCGTGAGGTTCAACTGATCATGGGTATTCGCACAAGCGTCATGAATTTTCTGGGTTTTGGCAAGCCCAACCCACGAACCTTGCGCCGTGGATATAACGGTGCAATGGTGTCGCGACTGACATCTGACTGGATGACCAGTCAGTCGAGTGCTGACGCTGAGATCAAAGGCAGTTTGCGCCGCTTGCGTGATCGTTCGCGTGAGATGGTGCGAAACAACCCATATGCAAGGCAGGCAAAGCGGACAACACAAATTAATGTTGTAGGCAGTGGCATTAAATTGCAGTCGCAGGTTTTGCAGTTGCGTGGGAATAAGCGAGATAACAGAATTAATCAGGCTATTGAGTCTAAGTGGAGAGAATGGTCTCAGGCCGATAGTTGTGACTGCGCTGGCAAGAACACATTCCACGAATTTGAGTGGTTGGCTGTAGGAGCTATGTGTGAATCTGGCGAGGCTATTTTCAGAATTGTTAGGCGTGCTTTTGGGGATTCAATGGTCCCAATAGCATTGCAAATGCTTGAGAGTGATTTGCTTGACGAGGATTACAGCGGATCAAAGGTGAATGCGGCTAATGAGTGGAGGAACGGTGTTGAAGTTGATGAGTGGGGACGGCCTGTCCGATATGCAATTCTTACGAGGCATCCAGGCGACAACTTTATTGGTGGTCATCCATCAGCAGGTGTAAAGCACATTTTCTTGTCTGCGGACGATGTAATCCACTTGTATATGCCTGATCGTCCAGGACAGAACCGTGGGGTGCCTTGGTTCCATAGTGTGATGGCTGATGCCCACCAACTGCAGGGTTACGAGGAAGCTGCAGTCATTCGTGCTCGTGCAGGTGCGAGCATCATGGGTTTCATCACGAATAATGAGGGTGAACTTATCGCTGATGACGTTGAGAACAACCAGCGCATTAGTGAATTTGAGCCTGGTACTTTTAAGTACCTTTCACCCGGAGAATCTGTATCAGTCCCCGATATTGACTCGCCAGATCAACAGTTCGAGATGTTCGTCAAGAACAAGGTGCGACGATTTGCATCTGGTTTTGGATGTTCATACGAAACCTTGAGTCGTGACTTTAGTGACACGAACTACAGCAGTTCAAGGCTTTCTCTTCTCGAGGATCGTGAGCATTGGAGAGTGGTGCAGAAATACTTGATCGACAGCCTTCACCGACGGGTGTTTAAGGAGTGGCTGAATCTTGCAGTTTTGTCGGGAGAACTGCCTTTCCCTGACTTTGAGCTGCGTCCCACTCGTTACAACCAAGCAAAGTGGATGCCAAGAGGTTGGAGTTGGGTTGATCCGCTGAAGGAAGTCAAGGCTTTCCGTGAAGCAGAACAAGCTGGCTACTTGAGCAAAGCTGATGTCATTTCGTCTTATAGCGGCGGTGATTATGACGAGACGATCACTGCACTAGCAAGAGAGCAGCAGTTCGCTTCTGATGCAGGTATCAAGCTCGACAAGGATTTGGACTTGACAGACGAAGGCACACAGCTTGAGTTGCTTGAATCAGAAGAACCACAGCCCACCCGAGAGCGGAGCAATGGCAAACGTAAACGGAGTTGAGATTGACCTCATGCCGAACGAGGGTATGAGGACTGAAGCTCAGCGATATAGAGACTGGAAATCTGATGGTGAAGGTGGCGGTACTGATGTTGCTCGCACCAGAGCCAGTCAGATTTTGAGCGGTAATGAGCTAAGCGCAGACACTGTTGTGACCATGTCGGCTTGGTTCGCGAGGCACGAAGTAGACAAGCAGGGCAAGGGCTTTAGCCCTGGTGAAGATGGCTATCCGAGTAATGGCAGGGTTGCATGGGCAGCTTGGGGCGGTGACGCTGGCAAGTCTTGGTCAGATGCTCGTTCAAAGCGAATCAAGAAAGCACGAGAAGGTAGACAACTTATTAGCAATAATGGGGAAGAACTCTTGGACCCTATGGAGCAAGAACAAGAAAGGGCGGCACCTGACGCTCTAAAAATAGGAGACTATGTCTCTTGGAACTCATCAGGTGGTCGTGCCAGAGGGTTGATTGAGGAGATTGAACGCGATGGCAGCATCGATGTTCCAGATTCATCTTTCACTATTAATGGCACCGCAGATGATCCTGCTGCCTTGATTTGTGTCTACCGTCTTGATCCAGACGGTGGCTACATCAAAACCGAAACACGGGTGGGTCATCGCTTTAGCACTCTGACCAAGATTGAACCTCTCCCTTTGGCGGAGGGAAGAGCTGAGCCAGATGCACTGACAAGAGGCGACTTTGTTTCTTGGAACACTCCAGGGGGTCGAGCACGCGGAAAAATCACACGAGTAGAGCGAAACGGCACAATCGATGTGCCTGGAAGCTCTTTTGAGATCAATGGCACGGAAGAGGATCCAGCAGCTCTCATCGCTATTTACCGTGACAGAGAAGAAACTGATATTTTCGCCGGGCATCGATTCAGTGCCTTGACGAAAATTGCTGCAATCCGAGATGAGCAGCCTGAAGAGCAGCGTTCAGTAGTCGGTGAGCGCATGCAACGTACTGAGGCCACTCAAATTCGCACGATCGACGAGCGAACCTTTGAGTTTCCTTTCAGTTCCGAATATCCGGTTTCACGGTATTTCGGTTCAGAAGTGCTTAGCCATGAGAGCAAGGCACCAAACTTTATGCGCCTGAATGATGGTGCTCCATTCCTGTTCAACCACAATCCAGACAAAGTCTTGGGTGTTGTAGAACGGGCTTATCTTGACGAGGATGAAAAGCGTGCTTACGCAAAAATCCGCTTTTCGCGCTCTGATTTCGCCAAACAGTATTTAGATGACGTTAAAGACGGCATCTTGAGAGGTATTTCGTTTGGTTATTCAATCGACGAAGTAGAGGAAAGAGAAGAAGGAGTTCTTGCTACTAGCTGGACTCCTCACGAGTTGAGCTTGGTCTCAATTCCAGCTGATCCCACAATTGGGATTGGACGTTCCCTTCTTTCAAAGGAGCCCACTATGCCTGAATCTTCTCAACCTGAAGACACTATTATTGCAAGCGAAGCTCCTGTTGAAGAACAGGAAACTCGCTCAGCGGTCACGACCGCATCTACACCCACTCCTGTTATGGAAGATCAAGCTCCAAACTTGGAGGTGATTCGGTCGGAGGCTAAGAAAGCCGAAAAAGACCGCGTCGCCTCTATCAACGCCCTTGGTGCTCAGCACCGTATGGCCGACCTGGCACAAGAACTTATCGATGGAGACAACTCCCTTGATGAAGCTCGTGCTGCCATTCTTGAAAAACTCGGAACTCGCCAAGTGGAACAGCCCATCCGTTCTGCCGATGTCACATCTAATGATGTCGGTCTCTCCCAGAAAGAAGTCAAGCGCTTCAGCTTCGTTCGTGCGCTGAACTATCTGTCATCTCCTGGAGATGCATCTGCGCGTCGTGAAGCCGAGTTTGAGATCGAAGTTGGTGCCGCTGCTGCTAAGCAGTACGACCGCTCCTCTAACGGCATCGTGGTTCCTAATGAGGTGCTGCGTCGTGACTTGAACGTTGGTACTGCAACTGCTGGCGGCAACCTCGTTGAGGACGTGCTGCTGAGTGGCTCTTTCATTGACCTGCTGCGCAACAAGCTTGCATTGGCTGGTGCTGGCATGACCACCCTGAGTGGCATCAACGGCAACATCTCAATCCCTAAGCAATCTGCTGCTGCAACTGCCTACTGGGTTGGCGAGGGTTCTTCTCCTACTGAGTCTCAGCAAACCATCGAGCAGGTGAATCTTTCGCCTAAGACTTGTGGTGCTTTCGTGGATTATTCCCGCAAGCTGCTGCTCCAGTCGAGCATCGACATTGAGCAAATGGTCCGCAATGACCTTGCCCAGGTCTTGGCTCTTGAGTTGGATCGTGTTGGCCTAAATGGTTCTGGTTCTTCTAACCAGCCTCTCGGCATCATTAACACCACTGGCATTGGCACTCAGTCATTGACCACCTTTGGCACCTTTGCCGAGTACATCGGCATGGAAACCGATGTTGCTGTTGCAAATGCTGATGCTGGCGCTTTGCGTTACATCATTAACGCTTCTGCCCGTGGCGCTCTGAAGAGCACTGAGAAGGCAAGCGGAACAGCTCAATTCGTTTACGAGAACGATGAGATCAACGGTTACCCCGTAACGGTCTCTAACCAGCTCGCCAACAACGACGCGCTGTTTGGTGACTTCTCTCAGCTGATCATGGCCATGTGGTCTGGTCTGGATCTGACCGTTGATCCGTTTGCAGGTGCAACTGCCGGCACCGTTCGCATCATTGCTCTGCAAGATGTGGACTTCGCTGTTAAGCAGCCTGGCGCATTCTGCTACGCCACTTGATACTGGTGGTTCATTACGTCGTTCTGACTCATGAAGGTTGAAATTCTGAGGCCAGTAATGATTTCCGGGGAGCCTGCTGACGCGGGCTCCATTTTGGAAGTCGAGAACAGTGCTGCTGTGACCCTTATCGGTCTCGGTAAAGCCATTGAGCACCAACAGGAAGCTGTCGCTTGTCCCGCCAAACCTCCGGTAGAGGAAGAGGCACCTTCTTGCCCACCCAAAAAGCCCACTACTCGCAAGAGGACTAAGGAATGAGCATCGGCAACACTCGACGGACTTTGACCGTCCTGTCTTTTGCCCCTAATGACGTTGTCACTGCAACTGGCAACGAAACAGGGGTTGACCTTCTGGATTATGAAGGTGACATCACTTTGATTTTGGATGCTGAAGCTGGCGGCTCAGGCATCACCTATGCAGTCAAGGTTCAAGATTCTGCTGACAACAGCACTTTTGCTGATGTAACTGACGCAGCTTTCACCACAACGACCGCCAACACAGCTCTCGTGGAAACTCTCACCGTTAACACCGATGAGATCAAGCGTTATGCCCGTGCTGTCATCACTGTTGCTGGTGGTACAGGCGCTGGAGCTGTAAGCGTCACCGCATTGGGACGCAAGAAGTACAACTGATTTTGACTCATGCCCCCGGTTATCCGGGGGTTTTTTATATGGCACTTTCGTTCACTGAAGATCTCGACGCTTTTTTTGATACACCGGGATTCACTGTGCCA